AATGAAACAAATATTAATTATTGTTATTATATGGGAAATCATAAAATGGTTAATAGGTAAGACATTTGATAAATTATCAGACTAATTTTTCATATCTTTGTTGTCAGGGTATTCCTGACAATACATACATAAAACATAAATCATGGAAAATCTTTACGATTATCTCCTTCATTACAACCACTTTGATAAACTATGGAGTGCTATTCCAAGAGATCAATACAATGCGTATTGGAGTAATAGAAAGGTGGAAGGTGTAATAAAATCAAAGAACATTAAAACACTAATTGAATTGATTACAAAAGGTGAAGAATTCATTAAAACAATTAAATAATGACTCCAGAAGAAAGTATTAATTTACAGATAAAACACATACCGCGTTATAAAGAACCATTTAGACACAAGGGAGTGGACATAGGATATCCTTTTGATTTACATGCTGCTGTTGATAGACTTGGTTCAGCAATAATACCAGAGGTAATGGGGATATACCATTTATTTTATAAAGGTAGATTGGTTTACATAGGAATGAGTAGAAACTTAAGAGGTAGACTATTATATCATATAAAAGATCCTGAAAAGGTATTTGATGCTGTATTATTCTTTAATGCAGAAGATAAATCTTTAGAAAAAGTATTAGAAATAGAAGCCAACATGATTAGACATTTTGTTCCTCCATTGAACATAGAATGTATATCAGGAGGATATTAAATTAATTTTATGAATGTACTGATATATGATATAGAAACACTAAAAGAGTTATTTCTCGTAGTGATATATGATCCTGCTACAGAAATGCATTTTGAATTTGAGGTGAGTAAGAATTCAAACAATCTAGATTCTTTTGTTAGATTTATTGAATCAAACAAAGATCATCATTGGGTGGGATATAACAATCTCAGATTTGACTCTCAGGTGGTAGAATGGATTATTCGTAATCATGAATATTGGCATGAATTAAGTGGTCTTGAAATCACTGGTAAGATATCTCAGAAAGCTAACGATGTTATACATGATGCTAATTATGATGTATTCCCTGAATATAGAGAGGATCAACTTAGTTTTAAACAAATAGATCTATTTAAGATTAACCATTATGATAATAAAAATCGTATGGTTTCACTAAAAAGATTAGAGTTTGAAATGGATCTAGAGAACATTGAAGAAATGCCTATTCATCATAGAAAAAATATGTCTGATGAGGATATTAAACTTGTTATACAATATTGTTATAATGATGTATTTGCCACTCATGAATTTTATAAGGTGACTATAGGTGATTGCAATCATCCTTTGTACAAGGGTAATAATCAAATACAGTTGAGACAAGATATAGAGGAAGAGTTTGATATATCATGCTTAAACTATTCTGATTCTAAGATAGGTGATGAGATGATTAAGAAGTTCTATTGTATAGAGAAAAACATTAAATATGGTGATCTTCCAAAGAAAGGAACATTTAGAAAATCTACTCCTGTTAAAAGTTGTATAGCTAATTATGTTACATTTGTAACACCAGAGCTTAAAGCGTTCTATAAGAGAATTAGAGGAATGAGCCTTGGTTTACAAGATGATTTTAAAGAGACAATAAACTTCTATAACAATGCATACACTTTTGCAAAGGGTGGACTTCACACTGAGAATGGTCCTAAGGTTTTTGAAGCCACTGATGATTGTCTTATCATTGATTGGGACGTTAGCAGTTATTATCCTGCTATCATCATTAATAATGGTCGTTACCCTCAGCACCTTGGTAAAGAGTTTCTGTCAGGATATAAGAAGATGTTTGAGAAAAGACTCGAATTAAAGCCTCTTGCTAAGAAAGATAAGCGCATTGCAGGAATAGTGGGTGCATTAAAGCTTGCTGTTAACTCTGTGTATGGTAAGAGTTCTGATATGCAGAATTGGATTTATGACAGACAATTGACTATGTTCACCACTATTACAGGTGAATTGAGTCTCTTGATGCTTATTGAGCAGTATGAACTTAATGGTATACATGTTATATCTGCTAACACTGATGGTGTGACAATACTTGTAAAAAATGAAAGTTTTGATAAAATGCAGGAGATTAATAAGTGGTGGATGGATTTAACCACATATGAGCTCGAACGCACTGATTATCAGAAGATTATATTCTCAACAGTAAATGATTATTTAGCAATTAAAACCAATGGAGATGTTAAAAAGAAAGGTGATTTCCTTACAGACTTTGAGTTACATAAGAATAAGTCTGCTAGGGTGTGTTCTATTGCCCTTGAGCAGTATTTCGTTAATAATGTTGCTATTGATGACACTATCAGAAATCATACAAGTATTTATGATTTCTGTCTTAGACAAAAAGCTTCAAAAGACTTTCATTATGAAGGAATTAATAAGACTACAGGTGAGAAAAATGTTTACAATAAACTTATTCGCTATTATGTATCTAAAAGAGGTGAAAAACTCCTTAAAGTAAAGAATGAGGGATGTGACACTAATGCAGCAGATGTTTCTCAAGTTGAAGCAGGTGAATGGGTGATGCATGTGTGCAATCATCTCACTCCTGAACATCCTCTTGATAATATCAATTATGATTATTATATAGAGAGAGCAAATAAAATTGTACATAAGATTGTTACAGAAGGTAGGAAAAGAAAAATTATTATCAATCCTGATCAACTTTCGTTATTTTAACGTATATTTGCGTATCAAAGCGTATAATATGACTAGTATAAATCGTACAAATATTTGTGATCATTTAGTTGATTATCAGCTAGCTATGGTGGGTAAAACTATGGCTGAAGCTTATAAGAATGAGAAGTGGTTCCATGAATGGACCATGACAGAAGAACAGCACACTAAGTTTAAAGCTTATTCTATTCCTCTTATTAAAAAGGTTTTTAAATGTAATAAGAAGAGAGCAGAGAGCATATTTAGCTGGTTTGATCTTAGTTTTGGCCTTCGTATTGATAACGAAAAAACAGATGATGAAGATTTAGAAGATCTTAAACTTTAATTTATGAACAAAAATAATAACAAGGCTCACTTAGGTGGGCCTTTTGCTATTATAGGACTAACATTATTGTTAGCACTATTACTAGTAACAAAGACTTCTTGTACAACAGAAGCACAAACACCTGAAGATGATAAGGTGTACATAGAGATTGATGGACATCAAGTGGAATTGGTTGCTGATGAATATGGTAACCAATATTTAAAACAAACAACAGGAGGTGCATATATGTACATTCCCTTTCAAGGAGAAGTGGATGATGAAACTGATTCAATACAATTTTATAACACTAAAAACTAATAACAATGGGAGCATGTCAATTTACTAATTCAGGCAGAGGTAAATCTGCAAGAGATGTATTTACAAAGTTGCAAGATGCAGCTACAAGAGAATATGGTGATGATTCCTATAATGGAACTATTAGCACTGTACCAGGGTTTCATGACATCACTAATGAATGGAAGAATACTAAGAAAGATCTTGATGGTTTTATTGCTGAAAGATTAGATGGTGCAAACAAATATGATTGCTTTTGTATTTGTACAAATCCACCTGTAGAGAACAAAAACAAAACTAAGTCTCAAGTGGAGCACATAGTTACACCAGGAACAAAGAAATGGGTGCTTAAATATGTTGTATACACACACGATAATTATGTTGGTGGTTATACCACTAAAGGTGATGCTGTTAAAGCAGCTAGAGCACATACAGAGAAGACATTTAAATCTACAAGCATTGTAATGGAAAAGAAGCTTGAGAAAGGTAATTCACAAGTGGCTAAAATTACATATAAACAATCCACTACAGAGAAAGATGGACATTATGTATTCTTTGGTTATGCAGCAGAATAAAACTAATATTATGGAAAGAAAAGAAAGAAAAATATATCAGATTATAGATGAACGTCTTAAATATAGAAGTTCTATTCTATATAATGGAGAACAATTAGACTATATATCTGATGGACAAAAGCAAGCAGTTGTATATACACTTGATGAAGCAAGAAAAGTTGCTAAATATTACATAGAGGAAAAGAACATTCCTGTTATGATAGAATGTAGAACAGTTTACTCAAAAAGAGACATATGAAAATAAATATTGAAGATTTTGAAAGGGAATTTGACAAAGATTCCGTATATTTGCTAGAGCAAAAACTCCTCGAAGAAGAGCAATTCTGGAAGTGGTATAAAATAACACACAGAAAACCTGCTCAGGTGGTTGTAATTAACGAAAGCAAATTAAAAGAATCTCATGAGCAAACTCTCAACCCTGAAGTTCTCCCATTTTGAACAAATACATAAAAATGGATACAATCTTGATATGGTGTTTTTACTAACACTAGCTGAAGAAGATGTAGATATTAAATCTCTTTGTGCAACATCTCCTAAATTGGGGGTGTTGTACCAAGGGATATATAGAAAAGGTCTTGTAACAGAAGACAATAAGATTACACTAGCTGGTAAAGCTGTGTTAGAGTTTCTCAATGAAACATCTCCTGAAGCTCCATTAGTTAAGAAGAAGGTGATAGATGATGACTTTAATAAATGGTGGAAAGCCTATCCAGGCACAGACACATTCAAACATAAAGGTCAATCATTCACAGGCACTAGAAGCTTAAGAAAGGAGAAAGAAGATTGTAAGATAAAACTCTACAAGATTTTAGATGAGGGAGAATATACAGTTGATGAAATGATTGCAGCCTTAAACTATGAGGTGTTGCAAAAGAAAGAGAATTCTATTAAGCAGAAGACTAACAAACTCACTTATATGCAGAATTCCCTTACATATTTAAACCAACGTACATTTGAACCCTTTATTGAATTAGTTAGACAAGGGATAGAGATTGTACAAACAAACACAGGAGGTACAGACATTTAGCTTATCAAGCTGCATTAGATAAACATTTAAAAGAAAACATATGACATCAAAAGAAAAAGCACAATATCTATTTGATATATATACAAACTATGTAGGAGAATATGATGTAAATAAACATGCTAAACAATGTGCTATAATAGCAGTAGATGAATTAATATCATCTCACAATAAATATGATGATAATGCACAATCAAATAGTGAAGAGTATTATTTTTACTCAGAAGTTAAAAAAGAAATAGAAAGCCTATGAACTTTGAACATTTAAAGAATCAAGTGCAAGTGGGCATTGATGGTAGAAACACTGGTGTTCCTATGGGATTTAACAGACTGAATAGATATGTAGGTATTCGTAAGAGTATGTACTATCTTGTAGGTGGACTAACAGGTTCAGGTAAAACATCCTTTATTGATGATGCATTTGTTCTAAATCCATTTGATTGGTATATTAGCAATCAGAACAAGACAGACATTAAGCTTAAGATTATATATCGCTCTATGGAAAGAAGTGGTCTATATAAGCTAGCTAAATGGGTCAGTAGAAAGATCTTTTTAGATCAAGGTGTTATTATTCCTGTACCTAAACTATTAGGCTGGACTGATAAGATGACTAAAGATGAGCATGATCTGTTCTTAATGTATGAAGAATATGCAGAGAAGATGAAAGAAGTTATCACTGTAATTGATGGTCCAGAGAATCCAGTGGGTATTGCCAAAGAGTTAAAAGCCCATGCTGAAGAGAATGGTGAGATTGTACAACTTGATAAGTATAACAAGAGATATATACCAAATGATGAAAACACAATAACTATTGTTGTTATAGATCATATTGGTCTCTTGAAGCTTACCAAAGATCAACCAACTAAGAAGCAGGCAATTGATAAGATGAGTGATGAATTAAGATATGCAAGAGATTTCTTTGGATATACACCAGTGGTGGTGAGCCAATTTAATCGTGATATATCAAATATTGTAAGATTGAAGAATGGTGATGTAGAGCCTCAATTAGAAGATTTTGCAGATAGTTCTTCAACACAGAATGATGCTGATGTTGTATTAGCATTGTTCGATCCATTGAGATATAAAGTACCAGATGCTTCAGGATACAATCTTGATAAGCTGAAAGATCA